CCTTTCAATTGTTAAATTATCTGCTTTCGCGCGTAATCTCGTTAGAATCACTTCCATCGAGATGGCGAGTCCGTGCAGTGCTTCTCTTTCCTTGGTGTCTTCTGTTCGCATCCACTCATGGAAAAGGTCATGCTTCACCTCATCCACGACGGTGTTGAATAGTTCATCATCGACGATGGTCAAGGCCTTCTGCCCTTCGTCGCGGATTGTTTGTTTTGATTTACTCATTCCAATAACCCCTTTGACTCAGCGTGTTTCGGGTTAAAATTCGCTGATACATTTCTCACTCCACTTCCGTCCAATAACAGTGTAGATATTCCTAACTCATCCGACATATCTACTGCGTCAAACCCAAGCGCCTTGGCTACCCTTCCTCTTAACCTCTGCAGCTCCCAAGATATCTCACCTAGATCATCGGTCCCAAACAGTTCATTAACCCACACAGGCACCCCTTCATATTCAGTCTGCCATAAGGAAATCACATCATCTTCATCCTCGCGAATAAGGTCTTCTAGCTCAGACTTCTGGCCAGGCGATAATGCAGATATCCCCAACTCATCATCAAGCACATTTCTCATCGTTAATGGGTTGCCATCAACTGCCGTGTTGAATTTACTGTGAGTCGCATGATTCTTAACAATAAAATCATTGTCTAATAACTCCATACCTGAGTGATAACCTCCGATATTTTCAGCAAATATCCCGTCGAACGCGGTATTGTCAGACCCTGTTAATATTTCCTTAATAGACCCCTCATCAGGATTAGGATATCGATAAGATCTATCATGCCTAAATACCGCAGATGGATCGAATCCCATAGCTTTTGCTTTAACTAGACCCCCAACGTCGGATATCCCGCCAACCCCCGCACCTTCGCGCAGTAGTTGTTGCCCGATCTTATAGGGATCATTCTCAGCTAACACTGGAAGTGCAGACAGCAACCCTTGCTCTATGTTGCCACCCCAGTTGCCGAGCAGACCTGACATAGCCTCACCGAGTGACGGTGGGTTGCGTTGGCTATAGCTGTTGGTTAGAAGGCCGGTCATAGGAGTCCCTGTTTCGCTACGCTTTCGGGGTATTGTCTGAATATTTCACTCTCTGGAACGTCTAAGGATTTCCAGATGGGCTTATTAATCCGCTCATCTAACGACATACCCATTCGATGCTGCACTGCCCTAGACATTGCTTCCCCGTGTTCGCGCAGATACATCTGATAACGCTCTTCTGGAGTGAAGTGACGCAGTAGTGAACTGTTAGGGTCTTCGGCTAGTCTGCCACGTTCGTTCTTCAGTAATCTCACCTGTTCGGTGTCACTTCTCAAATTACTGAGTCTGCGATCCAGTCTTCGTTTCTTGTTTTTGAGACTCTTCCTGTCTTTACTATATTCAGCTAGTTTTGACTTAAAACCGTCTTCTTCATAGAAAGTCCACCATTGGTGACCCTTCGCCTTTCCTATCTCTTCGTGCGCGATCAACTGTCCAGCGTCTTGCGCCCACTTCAACCGTTCCGGTCCTCGTTTCGGTGGTGGACCTAACTCCAGTCTTAAATAGTGTGAATATTCGTGATACTGTTGGGTATTAAATAGATGTCTCGGCTGTTTGATATCCATGAAGTCGAGAATATTATCTATCCCCGCGTACGCTTCCATTTCTTTGTGCGTCTTACTAAGTTCACGCCACTTTTGTAAACTGTCTTCGTTTGCTCCAAAAACATCATCTATATAATTGACTCTCGACTGCACAACCTGATCTGGATTATTTCCTCTCGGAAAACCTTGATCGGTCTGTATTGCGTGATTAACTTCGTGCAACCCAACAGAGGTCATGTCCTCGCCTAAATCATCTCTTAAACCCATCTCTTTGGTGTTAGGTAGATGAAAACCCCTGTAGTCTTGATATTGGGATGGTTTAAAATAGTTTGCCCGATAATCGAAGATTCCAGGGTAGGCAGCCTCTAGCTCTTTGTGCTGAAATACGGTTTTTAGTGGTGTACTCCAGTAGGCGGAACCAGTCCCATCGGCAACCCTAGTAACACCTTCATAATCATCCAACAGACCTCTGATATCTTTATTTTCTCGCCTAAGTCCGGTGAGAGTCTTTTTTAGGTCTTTCTCCCAGATATCGCCTTGTATTTTTAGTGAATCTGCATTAGTTTTGATTACATCTTTATTGCTAACTAACTTATTTTCTAACCTTTTAGACTCTTCAAGAACTTCGGCTGGTGTCAGATACTTAGCGCCTGAGTCGTCTATCTCCCACATAAATTGACCGTTATCAAACCAAGACGGTTGACCAAACTGCTCACCGGTTGATTTCCAGATGTCATCTCTACTTGCTCCAGAGTCACGCATCTGCTCGGCTAGTTCTAAGGTCTTAGGGTTTAACGTCTTGGCATTAACTCCAGCTATGGTTCCTAGACCCACACCCTCACGGAGTAAACTCTGTCCGATCTTATAGGGATCGTTTTCTGCTAAAAATGGGAAAGAAGTTAATAGCCCTTGCTCGATATTGCCACCCCAGTTACCCAACAGACCCGACAACGCATCACCTAACGCTGGTGGATTGCGTTGCGAGTAGTTATTGGCTAAGAGTCCAGCCATCTACCGAACACCTCTTCCAGCTTGAATACCTTTAATCATTTCTCTGTCACGATCTACGTCAGCCTTGATCTGTGCGACGTTGACTGAGGTGCCGTGCTTGCCTTGGATCTCTGCTGCTTTAAGATGGATATCAGCATCCAACTTGTCACGCTCCAAGTCATCTTTCCTCATCATCTCGTCACGCTTCAATTCCAGCTCTGCTGCTTTCTTCTGGATGTCTGCTTGGATGCTTTGCGCTTGAACTTCAGCTAACAATTCTTCTGGTGATTTCTTCTTGTTCTGCGATGCTTCCGGTGGGACTAATGGTTGCCCATCTTGCAGCGCGTTGATGAACATCGAGGGATCTTTAAACCCACTTAGCTCGACAATCTTAGCCAGCGTGTTGCTGTATTGTTTGGGAGAGACCAAAGCGTTCACCGGACCGAGTAGCTTCATCAGCTCTTCTTGCTTACCAGCGATCTGCGACAGTGCTGCGATCTTCTCTGTGTCGGTCCCTTGACCTAGTGCGACGTTAGAGACGACATCCATGTCAGCATTCCACGACGCTGGGTCGATGGGGACAAACTGGTTGTTTAACCGGGTCATCCGTTCCTCGTCCTGATGCGTCGTGATTAGCTTCAAGATCCCTTTGAACAGTTGCTTCATGCCTGTCTCGGCAAAGATACGAGCGATCATCTCGATGTGCTGTTGTGCCTGACTGACCGTTGCGTTGACCGCCGATGCTGTGCTTGATTGAAGGGCTGCTGCATCTAGTCCAGCGGCTGCTTTAGAAATGCCGGTGCGGTTCTCGCGTAACTCATCGAGATACTGCATCATTGGAAATGCTTCTTTGCCTACGAAAGGCATAGCGAACGGTTGGACCGATCCGGCACTTCTCATGCGAATGATCGCGCCAACCTCAGTATTTAAAACGTCGTCGATATTAGCCTGGCCTTCCACAATCGCAGTACGCGGGTGGATACTCATCGACAAACTGTCGAGCATATTTCGTAAAACAGTAGATTTAGTCTGTTGGATATCCATGACTGAATCAGCTACAGACATTCCAAAAAAGGTATGGGGTTCGGGGTCAGGACAGAACGTCGCAAAAGGAATATCGGCAACGGGTTCCCAGAACAACACCTTATTAGATGGGCCAATGCTACAAACTTTGATCAGTTCGGCAATTCCATCGCCATCCATATCAGCCTTGATGTAACTTTCTGTGTAGCTAACGTCTTTGGCGGCATCGTCTGATCGAGTCGCCTGACCATAGCTCTGTGTTTCTTGCCGTGCAGCTAATTCGTCGCTCCAGTTCAAGATATCGGTATCGCCAGCGTGTTCTAGAATTAACTCTTCTTCGTAGCCTCTGGCCACCAAGTCGCTAACCGTTAAAGTAGTCCGGTGAGCAACAATCGTTGCATCTTCCAAGGTCTTAGCGTCACGATCTATTAAGAACTCTTCCGGTGGTACGGCTTCAACTTTCACTCGACCCTTGTCTACCCGGCGGGTTACTGTCGCTTCGATTGATGGCATTCCGATGGGTTGACCCATCTCGTCCATCTCCATTGCGAGTTCCTGGGAAGCGACCGCAACCTGGGGATCAGAGGCCAAAAACTGCAAGGCTTCTGGATTGAGGCCGCTAAAATGCTCAGTGGTGACTTCTACGTCTTCATCCCACCAGTATTTGATTATGCCGACTTTACGAACCAGCGCGTCTTTGAAGGCCGATTGCAGCGTCAGGAACCCAGGGTTATCCTGAGTGAATATGTAATTAATATAGTCTGTTGCTTGCTCTGCGCGTGGAACGTCTTCGGCGTTCTTCGGTACGAACTCCACCACCTTATCGGTAGAAAAGAAGATCCGCATCAGTGATGGCATTATCGCGCCAATCGTATCCCTTACGTCGTGCGATACTATCTGTGAGCGCCCATCTTCCTCGTTGCCAAACTTGTCACCCTTATAATACTTGGTCGCTTTGGCACGTTGAGGGCCAACGTCGTTGTCGATAAATTCGACTGCGGAGCTTATCTCTGAGGTGATAATAGCTTGAAGGTCTTCTTCTGAGAGCGATTTATCATCGATCTCGATGACCTCTATCGGTTCCTCAATGCCACCTTCGGCGGGGTTTTCGTACATGGATCGCACCACAAATAAGCCACTGGTGGGGCTATTATACGCTTATGGTGGTGTTTTGACTATGAAAGTGGGGAACTGTCCCTATTTACGCCTTATTTCTAAGTATTTGTGGGGTTTCTGCCCTATTTACGGCATTAAAAAGCCCGATCCCCTATCGCGTAAAAGGACCGAGCTTTTATCGGAGAAGTGTTATGAGGAAACAATTACCGACGGAGTAATTATACCACGCTGCGTATCTCAGGCATTAAAAAGCCCAACCGGTGTATCGAGCACCGATCAGGCCACACTGTCTTTTGTGGACCGTACAAGGAACCTCAGACATTGTCAGGTGTTATGCTGTTGCCCAACAAACATCGACAGTTACTATACTACTCCTTTCACCGCTCTTTTCAATGGTTTCTTCCATTGAACGCTGTGTTTTGATCCAAAAGTGGCAGTCGCTGCGTCACTTGCCAGCGTTAAACAGATCGCATCGGCTTTATCGGGCGACGGTAGTCCCCTTTTACGCATCTCGTCCTTCGATTCGATCTTCATCTTACCGCTGGACGTAAACTGGTACCTGGGCGACACTAGTTCGGAGAATAAGGCACTATCAACTGGCAGTTTACAGTCCTTTGCAGCCAGCCAATCCTTCAGCTTGAACCACAGCTCTGCCCGCAGATTCAGATAAGTACCACTCATAGAGCTTGCTTCACCCACGTTAATCCCTCTGACCGGTAGGCCCAGCTCTTGCAGCCGATCTACCACGCCAGCGCCTAGCCCAATACTATCGACTAGGATCTCGGTTGGTCGCTGCCTTGGGATCAGACCGTTGTACCGATCTACCACCCGCCCGGTTAACTCCATTAAGCTCAGTCCTTTCCAGGATATTAACTCTGTAATGGCGTTGCCGTGTCTGATCGCTAGAACACTGCTATCAGCACCGAACCGAGCAACATCCAACCCCCACACCGGAACGGTATCGGGATCACTCTCGATGTCTCGTTTCTGAGCAGACTGGACCGTATCGGCTGGGATAACGGTGTTGTCTTCTTTTAATGGAAACTCACCAAGCACACGCACCCTAAACTGGTTACTTTCAGCTCCATACTTTACTTCCATCTCCCTAACGAACTCGTCACTCACGCGGGGGGATTTTAAACAACTAACGTGCATGGTCTTCCAGTCTGCTTTAACCCGGTGATGGGTGTCGTAGAACAGGCCAGATGATCGGGTTGGGTTACCTAATAATACAGTCGTTGCTGAGTGACCAGACATTGAGCCACTTGCTGCCTCGAACACCTTCTCATCGATCCCAGACGCTTCGTCACAGACCAGTAAGACGTTCTGACTATGCACACCAGCCAACGCTTCGGGCGTTTCTGCCCTTGCTGTCCGTGCCGATATAAACGCTTCACTTGGCGCTGCTTTAAGTACCACCCTGTCGCTTGTCACTTCAAACAACTCACCGACGTATGGCGGGAGATTGCGTATCCAACTTTTAAGCTCTGCGAACAGCGCATCGAATAGTTGGGATGACGTAGGCGCGGTGACCACGATCTTGCATGGGAACCTTGTCGTTAAGTACCAGACCATCGCCCAGCTTGCTGCGGTGGACTTGCCAGTACCGTGACCAGATCGAACGCTGATCTTCCTCTCGCCACTGGCAATGTGACTTAGAAACTCAGCTTGCCACTCGTCTGGGTGAACTTGCAGAACGTCCTTAACGAACAGCACCGGATTGCTCCGGTACTTGGCGATGAAATCTATGTATGGGTTTTTGTGCATGCTGCCTCTTTTAATATAGTAGCGACGGTACTTTTCCCTATTTTACTCCAACCACATTATTAATAATCTTGATGTATTCCTTGATCTCTTCCACTTTCTCCTTTTTTACCCAAAAGCACCTTTTTACCAGCCCTTGCTCCTTCATTCGCTCACCAAACTCCCGTTGGTGGCGGGCGTTGATTTCTGGTGTGTTTCTAGCCATTAGTTGGGTTCCTTAATGAGTTTGTTTGGGTTTAGACGAGCGAGGCCATGCGTTGGCTAACAATTCTATATGCCTTTTTCTCTCCTTCGCTGGTGGTTCGTTTTCCCACTGAGCATGGGCGTATTCGATTAATTCAAGCACTCCATCCCATCCGACAAGCTGGGCCAAATCCTCATTAACCTCTGATGTCATGCCATCATCATAGCCACAATCCCTAAAATCAATACTACCAGCACCATCAGCACAGCACTGACATTCGTAGTCAACGCCATCGATCACTGCTCTGAAGTTGAAAAAATCATTACGCAAACCATAGTCACCATCAGCACCTGATGGGAACTGAATATCCAGATCAACAACTGAGTACGCTTGCGCGTTGCCATCATTCAACCAAGCATCCTCGTTACCATCGTACTCATCCTCAATGATCTCATCGTTGAACTCCTTCGCTGAGCCTTCAGCGTTCTTTCTACTGTAGAACAGTTCGATCTTCGATAACTTTGGGTCTTGGTGGCCAGTTAATAATCTTAGGTATTTCATGATTCTCTCCGGTTGGTTGTTGTTGAATTCAACTACAGTATGTACTTATATCTAAGTATTAGCAAGGATTTTATTTATTATTTTTTAAATTAGGTGGGGGGTTGTTCGTGTGTGTCAGGGGGTGATAATTATCATGACCCCCGCCGCTGGGCCGAAGGGGGGGGCATCGAGGTCATCCAGGCAGCCGGTTGGCACCCTAGGCCGATGTGGAGGCGAGTACAGGGATCACATTGGCATACTAAGTCATTGATTTACTTAGGTTTACTGATGCACCAGGTCAGCAGTTACCGTCAAAGTTACCGTCAACCCACTGTCCTAGCACTTTACTGCTCGGACAACCCTGTTCTTAGGTACGGTGTTGATTGCCAGATTATGTTAAATGGCGGTACAATCGCGCGGGTGCGACGTGCCTGTAGCGGTGCGGCTCAGGCGTCGTCCTCCCCCCTCACAACCTCACCTTCGATCACATCAGGACTATTCATCTGCCTCTTCATCTCTTCGAGGTGCAGCTTGCCCAGATCCACCTGCTCAACCTTAACGTGCTGCTTACTTCCCCATCTCTCATTGTCCAGTCGCTCCATTAACCACTGATCGGTCGCATTACTAGTCCTCGCTACCTGGTGATCCATCTCCCCATTGTCCACCTTAGTAACACGCTCTGAGATCTTCTCCATCTTCCCCCAGGCTTTAGCCTTCAACGCATCGTCAAGCCGCTGACGCAACTCAGGCGTATCATTCAGTCGTGTGTACATAAAGTTAAACGACACATCCATAGCAGCAGCATACTCCCTCAAGCCCATATCTGTAGCCACCCGGACAAACAACCTATCCCAAAAGTCTGGGTCATCCATAGTCTTGGTCCACGCCTCTTGCCTTGCTCTCTTCCTCGGACTACCAGCCATCACCCCCCCTCTCCCAAGGCTCCTTCATGAGCCCACCATGCAGCGCATCCCTAAACGCATCGAGAGCTTCAGCGCATTTATCCACCCTCAACCTAATCTCATCCTC